CTATAAGTCGTTACTACCGCTAGAGTTTGGTGTATTGACAATGGGGGTCGAACCCCCCATTGTCAATCACACTATATTACGTACCACGCACATATTTTCCCAATTCGCCCGGCCAGAAGACCACCCAATTTGGAAAAACTTGCCAAAATACAAAACCTAAGCCAAAACGCCCACCTTCGCCCACCCCCCCAAAAATATAAAGCTCGCCCAAAACGCTCCTCGTCTACGGTACTGCCATAAACGCCCCGTTCTAGTGAGTACCGTAGACATTGGTTGTTCATCGTCATTAGCGTCATACCGTCATCAAAATATATTTCTCGGCGCCTGGCTTGCCTGGTTAAGATTTTGCAGTGTCAGTCCGGCCCGACATGGCCCGACACAATATATAAAGTGTTCGATTCGATACTGTTCGCGAATCCCAGTTGCATTACTGAAGGGGTGCGGGGATAATGTCTATATGTTCATTAAGGAGGGAAGTAATGCCTCTTGGAATACCCCCACTCTCTGTCGCTAACTTCGAGCAAGCAATACGCGCGCAGCAAACTGAGAATAAGAGGCGATGGGACGAGATCCCTCCGGGGTTTAGGCTCAACCTCGAGGAAACTATGAAGGAGAGGGAAGGTAGACATGCCGGGGGCTTTGGTAATGCGGCCCTATTCCCGTGGGCTGGGGCGTTCGTCTATGATGACCCCTCATTCACTGATCAACCGAAACCTCTAGAGTTTAGATAAAATGCAACCACGCGAACCATTCGGCGGCAGCGGCGGAGAACCATACGAAGGCGGAGAACCATACGAAGGCGATCCACCAGAGCTTCGACCCCCTGGAGGGTCTCGGGGAAAATATAGGCCGCCCCCGGCTCGCAAATACGTGGAACCTGTTATGCCGTGGATGCGCGCGTATCGTCAAATGGCGAAGGAGGGGGCTCAGTGGGACTCTGATGATAGTCCCTTGTTTAATCCAACGAACCGAGAATTCCGGTACATGAAACAGGACGAGAAGCAATTACGCCACGAGGAGATAATCAGGATGAAAAGGCTAATGAGGGAGAGGCAGGGAGGGATGGATGACTTCCGGTGGGATCAGCCTTCCCCTTCGGTCAGCCCGGAGCTATGGATGGAACAAGCGGAACAAATGGGAATACCCTACACCTAGGAGATAACAATGGGACAATCAGGACGCTCAGTATCACTACCTGGGTACACGACACAGAAGAATCACCTGCTTCATTCGTCTGTTGTGGATGGAGGGGCCTATTCATGGACAAATGTGACCTACAACTATGATGCGGCGGATACGATTCTGGCCGTTCAGAACACTTCAACCACCCAAAACCTCCATATTGACCAGATATGGTGCCATGGAGACACCACAACGCGCGTAATCGTCCATACAACCTCCGAAGATGGCTTCACGATCGCCGGAACAACCGTTACGGGGGTCAATTTGAACCGATCTAGCTCTAATACGGCCTCTGCGACCGCAAAAGCGGATGAAACCGGCAATACGCAGGGTAATATCCTCTGGGCCGGCAGTATTGCCGCAGATAGCGCCACTCCCGTGCTAGTAAACGCTGGAATCGTGCTGGATCTGAACGATGTGATAGCTGTGGACTTCACTGATGATGGTGGGGAAGCCCTTGTTACCATCATTGGTCACTATGAGGCATAACAATGACTCATACGCAAGCATACGCCCGCCCAGCAAGTGATATCACTGATGGCACCTGGACAAACTCCGCTGGCAACAATACTGACCTCTACAGCTATATCGACGGGGCTTCTGCTGGTAGCGACTACATCCAGGTGAGTCACAGTATGAGCGGTTCGGAGATCTGTGAGGTTGGGTTGGATACGGTGGATGATCCTGGCGTCAATACTGGACACAGGGTTACGTTTCGTGCCGATCAAACTAGTGGTTCGGTTACTCTTGTTGTCAAACTCAGGCAGGGCACGACAACCATAGATACCTTCACGGAAAGTGGTTTTACATCTGCCGAGACTTTCGATCATGCTATTGCCGAAGGCGATGCAGCAAATATCACGGACTACACTGCCCTCCGGCTTCAGTTCACATCCACGGAAGGAATGGGCGGGACTACAACGAAAATTTATCACGCATTCCTTGAGTGCCCTGATCCAGACGCTACTGTTCTTGCGCCCGTGGCATCGAGGGTTAATATCCTAGGGATGCTGGACTAGTCCTCGAGCATGTCTGCAATGCGCTGGAGAATCTCAGTGACCCGCTTCTGGCTGACATGAGCTAGATGGTAATCCTGCCAGCCCTCTATGTGGGCTACACTGAATTTATTCCCTACCTCGAGCAGGGTATTTTCGATGATATCGGTGGCGGCCAGCATGTTCTGAGCTATTCGTCGCTCGAATTCTTTGTCATCTTGCATTGCCGGATGCACTCCCTGAGATAGTGAATCGCCTTGTCGTAGTCATCGATGGCATCCTCGCCAGGCTTCTTCCCTGCGCGACAAATATATTTTACCGCATTGCCTGCCCAAAAATCTAATTCCCAGTCAAGAACCACATCCCATGGCATTATTGTGCCCTGAGAGTAATGTTTCGGAGCTTCGGAATGGCAGGAGAGGCAGATGTACGAATCACCGGAGCCAAGACTGTTTGTCACATTGACGATATTGCCAGAGCCGCATCTAGGGCAATTTTCAATCATGCCGATTGTCCTCGGATTCCCCACCCGAAGTCCTTTCCGAGATGGGGAGATACTGCCCCCTTACCCGGCGGTCAGAAACCATCATGTATCCTGGCCCTGCCCTACCCATAATTCACCTATGGCAGCTAACCATATCAACCAGCGGAATTCACGGCCCCGAAAGCAGGCTTCATCCACTACGACCGGCATTAGAAATATACCGTAGACGAAATGGTTTTTCAACCTTAGACATGGTTAGGTATATTCCAGATCTTCCTGAAACCAGCTGGGTCGTCGTGAATCCTATCGGGGTCTTCTAATTCTTTTTCACTGACGAATTCGACGAGATCGTCCCTTGGTGTGAGAAAGTAGAATCCATCAAAGTCCCAGACGTACCTCGTCACCAGCACTGGCCCCTTGCTATCCTTTGAAGAATTCCAAAGCTCCCCCTCCCAAACCAAGATATCTCCACGCATCGGCCCAGCGGGATATTCATTGACCAGGACGTAGTATTTCTTTGTCATGGCGCATACTGGCTCAGAACATTACCTACCGGATTAAAAATCCGGCGTGGTTCAGGCTTCCGTACATATTTTAAGATGCACAGAACCGGGGTACACTCCCAAGTGCGGTAATGGTTAACCCCACGCCCAAGCCAATTTGGAAAAACTTGCCAAATTAGGCCGGTGGCTCACCCCCGGCAGTTCTTTAGCCCATCGAGCGATTGCTCTCTTATTGCGCTGGCGGAACCACATTTCAGTCCCTGTCCTCGTGCTTTGGTCGGTTTGCTGAGCCGCCACAGCGGAACTTAGCCTCTAAGCCGGTGACCTCGGTGTGGTTCCAAGGGGGTGAGGACACATCCCCTGAGCAAGGACGAGGCCACCGGCCTTAAAGGAGGCTACTAAACAAGGGTATACTTTTTAGTGAAGCCCATCAAGTGTATTGGCGTGATTATTCTCCATAGCGTCCGTTTTGATGTACAAGATATAATCGTGGTATGCGTCCCAGTCTAAATCATTGGAGGGATTATGGCTTATTGGGTAGAAGCAGAGGTTACGCAGCTAGTAGAACTTCAGAAACAAAATACTGAGTTAATCGACATCGCCAAGACAATGGGGCGATCGTATGACTCTGTGAGGCTCAAAATTAAGTCGATGGCAAGGAAGGCGCCGCCATCCGAAGAAATTAAGGAAGCTGTCCACGACTACGAGAATGTAGCGCTCAAATATGAGATAGAGGAACTTGAAAAGAAGATAGATGATTTCAAGCAACACTCAGTGGCGCCAGAATGGGATGATGACTGGGACGGAGAGGATGAATGGGGCAGGGCGGAGGAAAGTGGCAAGAAAAAGATCGAGCAGGCGACTAAGCAGGGGCGCTTCGATGTTACCTTTCCTGATGGCCCAATAGCCATTTGCTGTGTCTCCGACCAGCACATCGCCCCCGGAACTGCCTGTGACTTCAAGCGGATGCGTGAGGATGCAGAGTTGATCCGAAATACGCCGGGGTTCTACGCGGTGTTCTGTGGCGATGGGGTAGATAACCACCTCAAGCACAGATCAGCAATGATTCACGCCTCGAGCAACCCAGATGAACAATGGAGACTGTTCGATTACTACCTGCAACTATTCGGAGATAAGATCCTCGCTATCATCTCTGGAAACCATGATGCGTGGACGGCACAGATCGGCGGTATTGACTACCTCTCCAAGCTGGCTGAGAAACGAAAGGTGTGTTACGCCCCAGCAGAGGCGCGGCTCGCCATTACTGTCGGCGGCGAGGAATACAAGATGGTAGTCCGGCACCAGGCTGGACGATTTAACAGTTCACTGAACCAGACCCATGTGGTCAAGCGGTTCTACGAGAACAATGACGAGATTTTTGATATTGGAGTTATCGGCCACCACCACGAGGCGGCCATAGAGATGTTCATACGACATGGGAAGAAAAGGTACGCCGCCCGACCGGGTAGCTACCAGATATCCAGCCCGTATGCACATCAGTTCGGATTCGGAAAGAGCATCCCCACTTGCCCCACCTTTGTCCTTTTTCCAGGCGAGCGGCGGATGATTGGATTTGCAGACGTTAGGGACGCCGCATGGTGCTGGGGGAAGGTTGGATAAGGATTTCAAGGATGAAAACCAAAGACTTATGCACGGCTTGTATCTACCTGCTTGCTATCTGGTGTCTGTCATCAGTCGCCCTGCTGTCGAGTATGCTAATTTGGAAGATGGCAAAGTGGTGGAATGCTTTTTAGGGTTCTGTTAGTCTTTGCCTCATGGACGGGTCGAACTTTTTTGCGTTGTCCCTCTCGGGATCAGAATAAGTATGCGTGACATTAAACGACGTGGCGATTATTTTTCGTATTACGCCATACCTTTTGTCGTAGAAAAAGAGGATGTATCTCCCCTTCAACTTTCGTGGCAGTGGCCCATGAGCAGGGAACATCCTCCAGTCGTCACATCTGTAACCGTGTCGTGTGAGTCTCCAGAAGCAGTATTGCTTAATGAGAGCCTCACCAGTCTCTCGGTATGTGGTGTTAATCTCGATAATATCAACCCGATCTTCAATGACGGGATCGATACCAACTGACATAATCAGCAGTAGAATCATGAGTCCCTCCCTGGACATCATTCATTATAGGAGAACCAAGCGTGGTAAGGCGATTCATTAAGCGCGGTGAGCGAAGCCGCATTGTGCTGCGGGGAAGTTCCCAGAAGGACTTCTGTAGCACCTGTGCGCATGTACAGGATGTACTTGGACTTGAGGAGATTGGCCTCATTGGCTTCGTACTCCACCTACTTCTTTGGTGGACTAAGAAAAATGGTGTTGCCAAGGAGGGCTAGTTGTTTTTACTCTATAGGAAACCCCAAGACCCTGGAGAGAAATTATGGCAGAAGAATATCAAGAAGATGTTATTGAAGAGGCTTCAGTTGAGGAGCCTCAAGTCGAATACGATGCGCCCGAGGCAGACGTAGCTGTTGCGGAGCCAGAGGAAGACTGGGGCGGTGTTTTTAGTGATGTTGTTGATGACGGCTTTGCTTCTCGCGTCAACGAACTGGGCTTTGATGTTGATGACAGCACGGACGCTCAAAACATTCTTCTCGACTCCTACCAGCAAGCATACGAACACAACCAACAGTGGCAGCAGTATCACGAAAACCAACAGCAGCAACAGGCCCAGCAGCAACAGCAGTACCAGCAGCAGATGCAGCAAATGCAACAGCAGGCCCAGTACGGGCAGCATTTCCAGCAGTTGGTACAAGATCCAAGATTTCAGGATTGGGCTACAGGTCTTACCCAGGAGGAGCAGCAGGCCGAACCCGAGCACTGGTGGAGTCCCCCAGAACTTAACCAAGACGATATCGCCCAATGGCGAGAGCAGCATCAAAATACACAGACAGGACAGTGGGATTGGGGATGGAAATACGGAACTCCCTCAGATGTCGTCCAGGCCGCAGACAAATACGTCAATTACCATGAAGATTGGGCGCAGAATCTCGCTAGGAATCCACAGGAGGTTCTTCCCCAGATCATCGAGCAGGAATTCGACAAGCTATTCGTTGATCGGTATGGGCAACTTCTTGATGAATTCTCCGATAGACAAGCGAGTCAGAGAACAGAGCAGAAGGTAGCAGATATAAACCAGCGAAACTCCGATTGGGTTTATCAGAGCGATGGACAAGGTGGCCAAGCTCGTGACTATAATGGTCAGCTGGTTTTAACCCCGGAAGGTCAGGAAGTGATTGGCTATGTGAATAACCTACGCCAAAGCGGAATGACTAACCCGGAGCATCTATGGTCAACAGCCACACAGATGATGGCTGGCCGAATTGCCACAGGAGTGCTCCAACAGCAGCAGCAGGCGCAGCAATATTCTGATGCTAATCAGCAGCGGAATATGCAGCACCTGCAAAGAGGAGCGGGGTATATCCCGAACCGCGAGGGCAGCGTAGCTCCTGCGGAAAACCCCAATCCTCATTCTCAGAACCCACGCGCAAGCGCGGGTGAAAAATTACGGCAGCAAGCGCTGTCGGACGGTTTGTTTTAACCCTTTTGAAAGGAAATGATCGTGGCTTATAAAGGCTTTAATCCGGTCGCGTTTTCGCGTACCGCTGCCACCACGCTCGCCAAGCATATTCGGGATGTTGAGGAGGTAATGCTCC